ATGGTGCCCACGAAGCCGCCCATCTCGTCGGCCATTTTGTTCGAGTCCTTGACTAGCCCGGTGATCCTGTTGCCAATAACTACCAGAATAGGCGCAAGCGCCACGGTAAACTTGTTACCAAGTCCGGCAACGGCCTCCCCGGAGCGCGTCATGGCGTCCTTTGCCGCTTCGATCTTGGCTGCGTCCACGCGGCTCAGCGCGATGCCGAGCGCTTCGGCTTCGGCCTGCATTTTCTCCATGCCGTCGCGGCCTAGCGCAAGCGTATTAACGAGCGCCGTGCCGCGGCCGCCGAAGATATTGTACGCAATACCCACGCGTTCCGTGGCGTTTTGCACTTCGTTAAGTCGCTCCGCGATCAGCTTAAACTGCTCGTCCGCCGGCAGTGCCAGCAGTTCCTTAGAGGTAAGGCCGAGGCGCTCGTAGTCCTTGACTGCCACGCCTACGCCCTTGGATAAATCTGTAATGGTTTTCTGCATGGTCTGCAGGCCCTTGTCGAGAGCCTTGGCCTCCACGCCGGTAATGTTCGCGGCATGGCGCAGGCCGGCCAGCTTGTCCGTGGCTATGCCGATCTTGTCCGCCGTTTTAACCATCTGGTCGTTAACTTCGATAGACCGATTAACCACAAGGGCCAGCCCTGCAGCCGCCGCGGCCGCGCCGACAGACGCCAGCGTGTTAAATGATTTACGCGCCTCGCCGGCTGCGCGGCGTATCGTGCGCATATCCTTCTGGATCGAATTGCGCAGGGAGCGCGACTGCTTCTTAGCCTTCTCCACGTCGGAGTTGAAGCGGGCGGTTTTCAGCGTCAAGTCGATGTCTAAACTTCCGATATTAGCCATACCCGCTACTCCTTTCTCATCGCTTCGGCGCCCGGTTCGCTTTGGCCCTCGCCTCCGCTTCTAGGTTCGCCCGCTTTTGGTCCTCGTATTCCAGCGTATAGTACGCTTTCCACTCCGTAAGCTCTAGGCTTGTCAGTCTAGCCAGCATCTCGGCCACAGTATAGCCAAGATCCCGGGCTAGACGGAAGTAAAAACGCCGATCCGGGCGGGCTAGGAGTTTCCCTTGGCCTCCTCTACCTCGGTCTCCTTCAGCATGCCGTTAAGTTCGCGGGCAACGTCAAAACAGCGGTCCAGCGCTTTAGCGTTCTTCTTGCCGAGTTCCTCGACCTGCTCCTGCGTGAACAGCAGCACGCCTTTAGCGTCCACAGCTGTAGCAGCGACATAGCGCGCGCGGATGTTGGAAAGGTCGTTTTCCGCCTTGCCTTTGCCCTTCTTGTCCTTGGACAGCGACAGCTCGAAAGCATCGCGCTCCGCGCCGGTCATCGTCTTAATCAGCACGTCGCCGCCCCACTCGGGGCAGCTAACGCGTTCCGTTTTGATGTCGTCCGCGCCGAGGATGTCCGCAGCGCCCAGTAGTTTAGTACCCATATCTTGCTCCTAGGTTGTTTATTTTTGTCACGCTGTAGTGCGTGCCAAGGTTCCGCCGGACTGGATAGACAGGCTGGACGAGGCCAGCTCACCTACCGCGCCGCCGAGAGGTGGGTAGCTTTCGATGACACCCTGCCCCGCAAACTGCGGATTGGATGTGCTCACTACGCCGGCGTCCGGGCGCAGGATGATCGGGACCGTAGACCCAACGAGCGGGAACAGGATAGAATCCAGCCCGGCCGCTGCGTAGTCCTCGTTCAGCTCGATAGACATATTCCAGTCCTTGAGGCCGCCGATCTTGTTACGGGTATCATCGCCCATAGACGTTTTATCCAGCATCTCCGCCGAATAGCTCAGCGTTACGCTTTTTACGCTTGCGCTAATGTCGTTACCGTTCACCGATACGAACGCGTTAGTTAATACAATCTCTGCCATGATCTACTCCTTTTACTGTATCCCCATCGTCGCAATAAAATCGAATGATGGCGCGGTGCCGGCAATTGTCCAGCTAATGCGCCAGTACGTGTCAGTTATCGGGCCAGCGACGGGAACAATAAACTCCCCGGCCGTTGCTGTCACCTGTGCAAACGTCGCGCGGACGGTAGGCGCGGTGAAGCCGGCCACCGTATCGCTCTCAATCACCACGTCGAGCGTGTCCCCCGCGCTTGCCGCGGGTACGTGTAGCGTAGCGTACAGGCTCTGCCCGGCCGCCACAGCGCCAAGGTTCTGCGCTGCACTGGATCCGCTCACCGTGGCCGCTGCGGCAGTGTGCAGGATCGTAGCGCGCACCAGCTTGGAGTCGCTCGCCTCTGCGTCGAAGCTAAACTTCATGAGCTCACCAACGGCGCCGCCCGGATTGTACCCGGCCATGGCTGCCTTGAAAATATAGGCGAGGTCGCCAGCTGCGCCGCCATCCGCGCCGATGGTCACAGGCTCTGCCACGGCTGCGATACGGTCGAACAGGTACCCCTCGGACGTTGCCGGGTTGAAAAATCCCTCGCCGTTACAGGTCACACCTTTAAGGCCGCCGACCTTAACGCGGGTGTCGTCGCCTAGCGTCGTTTTATCCAGCATCTCGGCGGAGTAGTTGATAGCCACCGCGTTCATGTCGCCGGTAAGGTCCCGGCCGCCAAGGTATACTTTCGCATCTCTGATAACATTAACTGCCATAGCTTACTCCTCAAAAGACGCCATAAACTCTAGTATAACGCGATGCTTTTGTATATCCGCGTCATAATCCGTGTGCTCTGCCTCGTCCAGAATAGCCTGCACCACCACGCCGCCGGATGTCCCGCGATACCGCGACAGCGCCGCCCGGACCTGCTTGGCCACGGTCTGCGCCTCTTTAGCTGTGGTGCCGTACACGTTCACCTGCACCCGGGAAGTGGCCACGGTGGCGTTAGCGTTCATAGCCGGGTATCGGCGCGTACTGATACGCGTAAAGGCTACCTGCGGGTATGCCTCCGTCTGCGGGATAACCGCGTGCGAGATCCGCGTACCGACCAGATCCGTGAGCGCCGTAAAGCCGGACAGGCGGGCGTATATTGCCTGCTCGATCATACCTTGCTCTGCTTAACCGCGCGCACGATGCTGCGGGACATAGCTGCAGCCACGGCGCTAATAATGTCGGTAGGGTGCTCGTCGAACGCCGGCCGGAAAAACGGGTGCGCTTTAGCCTTGGCCGTGCCGAACTCCACAAGGTGCGCATACCATGCGAACTTTTTGCCGCCTTTGGTCCCGACCTTAATGCCGATGTCGTGCCCGGGGTGGTAGCGCCCGGCTTTGCTCATCCACGACTTGCGGTCCGCCAGTAGCCCGTCATCTACCGGCGCGTTTTGCGTCGCGTACTTAATAACCGCACGGCCGCCAGCACGCAGACCTGTGACGGCCACCTGCCGCTCTGTGCGCTCGGAGAACTTCCCTAGCGCTTTCTCCAGCGCGTCGAAGCCGCGGAGATTAGCGTCTATCTCCATTATGCCGGCACCTGCTCTAGCGCGAGTATTTCCATGTCCGCATTGCGCTCGTCATAGTTAAGCACGTTCTGGATGTCGAAGATCCGGGTGCCGTACTTGATGCGCATAGCAGGCGACAGCCCGGCTAGGTAGCGGATCTTGATTTTATGCGACACCTCGGCGCTCTCTTTATTATTGCTAAAGCGCTCCTGCCCGCCCACGGGTGTAATGGAAGCCCATACGGTATGTATGGTGGCCCACCCGGGCACAGGTTCGCCCATGTCGTTACGCACAGGGGTGTCCTGCTGGATCTCGATGCGATGGCGGAGGCGACCGGCGCGCATTATTCAAACCGCCACACGCGGTACGGCGCCATAAGCGCGTCGTAGCTCATAGGCACGTCATATATCTGCACGGGCGTAGTCTGCTCGCGGTTCTCGAACATGTGCCCGACGTGCAGGAGCATAGCCTGTTTAATCGCCTGCGGCACATCCGCGGCGGCGCCATACCCGGCGATAAACTCCACGGTTACGGCGTTCATCTCGTGCCGCGTAACAGGCCACACTAGCCCGTATGCGGGCAAGATCCGCGCCGGCTCGCTGTACGAGTCCACTTTATACTTTGACGGGTCCAGCGTCTGCTCCACACCGTCCGCGTCTAAATACTTTACATATGACACGCTAACTAGGCGGGGCCTAGGTATATACATGTCATATGAAAAGGAATCATAACGCGCTTGTATTGTCTGCGTGATGAGCGCCCGGCGCAGGTACTTCTCTGCGTTCTCCCTCGCCGCGATGATTAGCGCCGTCAGCAATGTATCACTATCCGCCCCGTCCACGCGGAGGTGTGCCTTTACTTCCGTAAGGTCCAGCGGCTCCGTGGCCGGGGCGGTAGTGACTACATAGTTCATAGCGCAGCAATGGCCTCCGCCGCCGCAGCTTCGATGGCGGCGATATTGGTAGCCGCTGCCGCTTCGAGCTCGGCCTTTTTCGCGCCCGGTTTAACGCAATCCTTTTTCAGCTGTGCCTTGACGGCCGCAATATCCGCGGCGCATTGCTTCTCGAGCGCCGCTTTCGCTTTTGCTTTCGCCTTGGCTGCTGCCTTGGCTGCTGCCTTCGGGCCCACATACGGGCTAGCTGCATGCTGCTCCAGCAGTGCGTCCGCCAGCTCATTCGGTAATTCAATCGTCTGTCCGGCAGCCGCATGGTACTCAGGGCTGCAAAGTGGCACGTTCATAGTAACCTTTTTCATAATTCCACACTCCTAGGATGATTAAAGAGAAGGCCGCCCGGAGGCGGCCCGCCCTGTTATTCCCTTACGGGATCTTGCGGCCGTTGCCGCGGGTTACGGTGGCGCTGTATACGCCGCCGGTGGTAGCACCGGCCACAGTTACAACGCAACGGATGTACCGCTTGCTGCCGATATAGGCCACGCTCTGCAGCGTGTCCGATGCCAGCGCAGCCAGCGTGCCGTCCATGTCCGCCGCTGCTACGTCGGTCCATGTAGTGCCATCCGGCGAGTCCTGCAGCTTCGGCGTGTGCGTGCCGTCGGTAATGGTTCCGGGTGCGAATGTGATCTCGTTAGACGCGAAGTTAGCGAGATCCACAGCCGGGCCATTGACGCTGGCGGTGTACGCTGCGGCAATAATGCCGCGAACGGTGTCGAGTTTTGCTTTCAGTGATTTCATTGTATCACCCCCTTATGCCTGTTTCAGCCGTGCAAAGGCTTCTTCCAGTACCGGCATGCCGTCGATGTGCGTGCGGGCAATGAAGCCGACCTGATTGGCCTCGGCATAGAGTTCTTCCAGACGCTGCAGGCTAAAGCTAGCCTCCTCGGCGATCCAGTAGTTAGAGAAATCACCCAAGATAGCCGTGTACAGGCCGGTAGCAACCGTTCCGGGTGCATACTCGGACATATGTACTGGACGATCCAGCAGGCGATCAGGCTCGCCGGTCGTCAGACCCGTGCGCCAGATATACTGGTTAGTCGTGTCCTTCAGCTTGGCGATAACCTTCACAACGTCGCGATGAATGATCCACTCTGCGGTCTGCTGATACTGTGCCTTGAGGCTGTACTTAACATTGATTAAGTCGTCGCCCACGATGGCAGTAGCACCGGCAGCGGTTACGTCGCGTGCCGTCGAGATGCCCTTAGCCGAAGCCGTGAACACGCCGAGCGGCTGGTTAGCACCGTTACCCGTCAAGAACGCCTTTTCTTCGGTAATGCCGAACTTGTACGCCAGACGCTGCATAACGATCTGCTCGACCGGAACGGCCGAACGGCGCAGCAGTGTGCGGGATACCTTGATGCGTTTAGCCAGCGGCTGCGGGTTCAATTCACGGCCGCCGAATGACATAGCCGAGTCTTCGTTACCTGTGGCCAGTTCGCTGGTCCAGTCCGCATCTGCCGGGTCACTGTCCAGTGACGGGGCGCCGAGCGAATCAGTGCCGACAATCTGGATAACATTGGCCAGACCACGGATAAAGGTCTGGTCGTCCACTGCCTTGATGAGCTGCTCCACGAACTGCTGCGGGGCAACCAGTGCGCCGCCTGATTCCGTGGTGGTCGTGTCCAGTGCTGCACGCAGCGCCGGGTCACTCGCTACTGCGGCAACGCCCGACTTGATAGCCGTAACGAAAGCCTGCATATGCAGTTCCATGGCCTTGTCCACATTGCCGCCGGACTGCGCCACGGTGTCTGTGGTCTGTGCTACAATAGCCGCCATTTCCTTGTCCAGCTTGTCCTGCTTTTCGGTACGTTCGATACGTGCCTGCAGGTCTGCTTGCTCGTCCATGTACTTGTCGTACTGCGCCTGTTCATCGGCCGTCATGGCGCGATTCTCGCTTTCAACCTTCTCATGCAACGCACGGGCTGCATGGATGGCCTTACCTCGCCGCTGCTGCAGATCCGCAAGCAACGTGTTCCCGCCGAAAGCCATCGCTACCGCTGCGCTTGCCGGGTCCGGCATGATGCCAAACGCCACGCAGACGACCAGCAGGCCGAGGGCGAGATAGTTAAAATTGATATTCTTTAACATATCGTTCTCCTTTTTATTTTTAGTCATAGTC